TTAAATATCCAGAAAGTATTAACCAAGGTATAGAAGATTAATTATGGCAGGAAAAGTAAGTTGGAAATGGGGAGGGAAAACGTATAGCGGTACGTTAATCCCTAGTAAAGAGACTAAGACTCACAGATACGCAAGAACTACTAACGGTAAAGTAAAATCTTTACCAAAAAATAAAAAATAAAATGAGTACGATATTACAAAACATGATGGGTATGTTGTGGAGAAAGCAACAAGTGGTACCAAAAACCGATGACTATATTACTATAGCTCGTTATCAAAATCCACAAGAAAGAATGAAACCTCAACCAAAGGTTCAAACTGAACTCGTTACAATGGGTTCTATTAAAACGTTTGTTAATGCAGGTGGAGGAAACGCAGGAAAAACTTTAGCTCAAACTTTAGCTTTAGGAAACACAACAGGTGGTAATGATTTTATATTTTCTAATGGAGATAACCTTTCAATTTCTACAGCGTCAGGGTCTGACTTTCTTATAAAAAGTAGCCTAGCAGACGAAACACTCATAGCTTTAAGACCTGATAGTGGAGTTTCTTTATATTATAATAATGACAAAAAATCTGAAACTACAAGTTATGGATTTAGAGTAGGTGGGGATTTAAGAGTAACAGGCTTTTTAGATTTGTTTCAAGGAGATGACAATACCTTTGCCGGTAGTAATGCAGGTAACCTTGATAACATAATTGGTAGTACTAATACAGGTTTTGGTGAAAATACACAAGCAGTTCAATCAACCGGACAATCAAACGCATCTTTAGGGTTTGACTCTTTAAAGTCTTCAGTTACTGGAAATAACAACACAGCTATTGGTACAAATTCTTTATTATTATCAAATGGAGGTAGTTTTAATACTGCTTTAGGCTCAGGCTCTTTAGTTAACTCAACGACAGGACAAGGAAATACTGCTATTGGATACCTTTCTTTAGAGCAAGCAATAGGTAGTAACTTTAACACAGCGGTTGGTAATGAAAGTTTAGGAAACATAACTACAGGATTTAGAAACACTGCAGTAGGTAATGACGCAGGTAAATTTATTTTAGATGGTACAACCGCAAATGCAACAGCTCAAAATTCTGTTTTTATAGGAGACGAAGCAAAAGCTGAAGCAAATGGACAAACCAATCAAATTGTAATTGGACAAGGTGCTGTTGGTAACGGTCCTAATACTGCTACTTTAGGTAATGACTCCGTAACAGAGACTTATTTGAAAGGGGATGTTGTCTTGAAAGTAAATAGCGGTTTGGCTAAAATTAAAACAGATACGACTGGTACAGTTATGATTGGTGACCCAGCCGCTGGTGTTACAACTGGTCTAAACGTTACAGGGGATATAACAATGCAAAGTAGTACTGCGGCTATCAATTTAACATCTGCAACCGCTGCTATCTATATGACGTCTCCGGATGGAACAAATTATAAAGTACAGATGGCAAATGGAGGTACGTTTAATATAACACAAGTATAATATTAAACATGGCAACACCTAGAAAAGGAAAAGCAAAAGTTAAAGTAACAGCTAGCGGTAAGAAAGTTAGTTACGGACAAGCAGGAAAAGCTAAAGGAGGAGGGCCACGGGTAAAACCTGGCACCTCTAAAGGTGATAGCTACTGTGCAAGAAGTTTAGGTATTAAGAAAAGAGTATCTAAGAAAAAAGCAAATGATCCAAATACTCCGAATAACTTATCTCGTAAACGTTGGAAATGTTCTGGAGCTAAATCTAAGAAAAAATAAACTTATTTAAAATAAACCAATAAACTTTTTTGATTTAAACTATTATTGTATATCTTTGTTTTATAAACATTTAAAAAACTAAAGATGTCAGTAAAACAAATCAACCCAGAATTACAAGACAAGGATCCTCAAATGAGTAAAGAAGAACTTGCAAAACGCAGAGAAGAAATCACTGCATTCTACAAAGACAATATCCCTCACTTAGAAGTACAAGCTGATTACGAAGGTTTATTAGCTGCTATTGAAAAATCTAGAGCAGAGCGTATGCAAGCACAAATGTATATGGCTCAACAATATGCTGCACAAAAAGGTGAAGGTGGTCCAGATTTAGATTCAGCAGATGGTAAAGCTTTTCAAGAAGCAATGGCTAAAGCTATGGACAATGAGACAGCTTAAGTTAGGTAGCAAAGGTTCTGATGTTAAAACACTACAAGCTAAATTAGGACTTACCGATGATGGTCACTTTGGACCAATAACAGAAAGAGCTGTAGAGAAGTTTCAACTGGACAAAGATTTAATGATAACTGGAGTAGTTGATGCAGATATGTGGGTACTTGTACTTAATATAGAATATTTTCCAGAACTAGGTATTGATGAAGATAGTGATATTACTACACAATACTTTCAAACTAACTTTGATCAAAGAATACATAGACATTACTTACCTAAAGAAGAATATGTTAAAGGCCCTATACAAAATGAATATATATTTCTACACCATACTGCAGGAAGCAATAATCCTTATAGAACAATAGATCATTGGAGTAGAGATAAAAGAGGAAGAGTAGCAACTGAGTTTGTATTAGGTGGTATTAGTCACCGGAATGGAGATGATGAGTTTGATGGTGTAATGGTGCAAGCATTTCCTAAAGGATCTCAAGGATGGCATTTAGGTAAAACAGGATCAGGGTTTATGAACCGTCACTCAGTTGGATTAGAAATATGTAGTATGGGATATTTAGATAGTGTAGATAAAACTACATATGTAGGTTCAAAATGTATATCAGATCAAGTGCGTGAATTATCTCAGCACTTTAAAGGCAAACTATTTTGGCATAAATATTCAGAAGCACAAATTAAAGAAACTGAAAAGTGGATTAGATACGTAGGTGAAAGAGACAGCATAGATATTAGATTAGGTCTTAAGCAATTTATAAAAAAATACGGTCCACTAAAAGGATTTGATTTTCAAAGAGATGCACACTACGGTAAAATAAAAGGTTTGTTAACACATACTAATGTAAGAAAGGATAAAATGGATTGTTATCCAGATCCTGATTTCGTTGATATGATAATGAGTTTATAATTATGGCTATAGTAAATAAAGTAGATTTAAAACATCAAGTAGATATTAATGTTTCAATAAAGTATCAAATAGTTACATATTGTTTCTTTAATAATACATTAATAAGTAATTCTGATTTAAAATTCTTAACGGAATTAGCAAAATTTCAGGATATGGAAATGACTAAGTTTTGTAATTATACAGTTGATCAAGACATATTTAAAAGTTCTCAATCAGCTAGAAATGCTATTACGAAAGCAGAAAAGAAAAACTTATTAGTTAAAAAAGGAAATAACAAAAAAACTATTTCACTTAATCCAGACATTAATGTGCAATCTTCTGGAATAGTATTATTAGATTACAAAATTTTAGGACGTGAATCCAAAGAGTCATAAAGAATTTAAAAAAGGAATTTCAGATGAAGTGGGTGTGCACCCTTCTGTGGTAGATGATTTTGTATCTTTTTACTATGCAAAAGTTAGACAGAATTTATCTGTATTATCTTTTCCTAGAATTAATGTAGAAGGATTAGGTACATTCCACTTAAGAAAAAATAAGTTAGAGAAGTCTATACTTAAGAATAAAAGTCTTTTGGGAAATATAGCTAAAAGAACTTATAATGGATTTGCAAAAAGTGAAGATATACAAAAAAATATACTTCAAATGGAAAATGCAATGATTCAGTTGGAAAAAGATATAATAAATAAAAAAGAATTTAAAAATGTCAAAAACTAAATGGAGTAAATATCTTGATGTATTTAAAAATGCTGATAAAATTGCTGAGGGAATTAAAAATAATATTTTTAAGAAAGAACATATTGAAGCAGTTGCTACTGATAGATTTCAAACATGTATTGCTTGTTCTTTATTTGATGCTAAAGGTGATAGTTGTCTCGCTCCTGGAACTCAACCTTGCTGCTCTGATTGTGGCTGTAGTTTAGGATTTAAAGTTAGATCTTTATCCAGTGAATGTCCAAAAGGATTTTGGGATTCATATACTAATGAGGAACAAGAAGAATTAATAACTAAACAAATAGAAAATGGAAAAACTAACTAAAGAAGAATTAGTAGGAGACTTGTTAATCAATGGTCATATAGATGCTGAAGAAGCAATAACACTATTAAGGGAAGCACCATCTGTAACTGTGATTAACCCTTATAATTATACAACAACAAGTACTTAAAAACAAAACCATGGGACTAAGATTTATTGAAGAAGGTCATGTGTATGAAAGCACAGATGAAGAAAAAATAAACTGGCTAAGTGTAACTTCATTTATTGCAAAGTTTAAACCAAAATTTGACAGAGATGGTCAAGCAAAGAAATCATCAAAAAATAAAAGGTCAAAGTGGTATGGTATGACACCTAAAGAAATAATTGCAGCATGGGATGGAGAGACAAATAGGGCAATTACTTTAGGTAATTTTTATCATAACCAAAGAGAGTCGGATATGATGGAGTTAGATACTATAGGTCGTCATGGTGTTGAGGTTCCTATTATAAAACCTATTATAGATGATAAAGGTATTAAGTTTGCACCTAAACAAAAGTTAGTAGATGGTGTATATCCTGAACATTTAACATACTTAAAATCAGTAGGTTTATGTGGTCAAGCAGATGTAGTAGAAGTAGTAAATGGATATATAAATATCAATGATTATAAGACAAATAAAGAAATAAAAGAAAAAGGGTTTACTAATTGGGAAGGTATTACTAATAAAATGTTTAAGCCTCTTAATCATTTAGATGACTGCAATCTTAACCACTATAGCTTACAATTGAGTATTTATGCGTATATTATTAAGAAGCATAACCCCAAACTTAAAATAGGTAAACTTACTATACAACATGTAAAGTTTAAACAAGTAGGTGAAGATACAAATGGTTATCCAATCAATGAACATGTTAATGGAGAACCTGTATTAGAAGATATAAAAATTTATGAACTACCATATTTAAAAGATGAAGTAAATTCAATTATAATGTGGTTAAAAGATAATCAATAATGGCATCAATTCAATTAACACAAGTTATTTTAGCACAAACAGCTCCTGCAACAAATCCTCCTACACTTTATATAGTACCAGGTTCAGAATCTTTATTAGCAATAAATCCTACTGCGCTTTTAGGTGTAGGATCAGCACATCAAGTAGATGGAACCATCATAAATGTTCGTGTAATATATATGGCAGCACTAGCATTGTATGTTACTGATTCATATGCTACAATAAAAGCTGCTATTGATGCAGTATAAAATATATAAATTATGGTAATAAGATTATTTGATATCCAAAATAGTAAAGTTGTATTAACAGAACATTGTTATGCTTTACCATTTTTAAAAGCAATTATGGATAAATACCCTGACACACATATGCAAGTGTATCAATATTTATTTTATATGTCATGCCCTAACCCAGATTTAAATCCATTCTTTAATCTTCCGGAACATGAGAAAGAAGATATTATTATTGAAGAGATTGGCTTAGAAGAATCTCCAGAAGATGGTAAAATAAGATATGCAATGGATATGTGTAAGCAAATGTATGAAACACCTACGTATAGAGCATATGTAGGTATTAAAGCTATGTTAGACAGACTAGCCAGGTATATGGAGGTAACCCCTATTGAGCATGGTAGAGATGGTAACATGAATTCTATGATTAATGCTGCTGCAAAGTTTGAACAAATAAGACAATCTTATAAAGGTGCATTTACAGACATGCAACAAGAACAAGAAAGTGCAGTAAGAGGAGGCGCAGGTTTAGCATATGATCAAATTTAAATGAGTAAAGATAAAACACAATGGCATTTTTGTTATTGGGATGAAATAGACTATAAAAACAATAAATCAAAAACAAATCAACATGGCACAAAAAGTAATACCAGTAGGAAAGAAACTTCTATTAAAACCAAAAAAACAAGAAGAAGTTAGTAAAGGTGGAATATTTATTCCAGAAATAGCTAGAAAAGTAGAGTACAAAGGAACTGTAATAGGTAAAGGTAAAGATGTTAGTGAAATGGAAATAGGTGATATGGTACAATATACTGATCATTGTTTACCAACCACAATGATGCATGATGGAATAGAGCATTTACTTATTCAAGAAGGTGATGTATATGCTATATTAGTGGATGAGTAGAGTTATACCTACATATGAGAATGGTGAATGGGGAACTATAGAGTTTGCCACGGATATAGACTTTAGAGAATACTTAGAGTCTATATTTAAAGAACCGGGTATGTATGAGTTTAATGAAGTAGCATTATTATTTAATGAACAAGCTCAAATATTTAATTCAGAAGGATTTTATTGTAATGCACCATTCAGATCAAAAGATTTTATAGCTTATTGGCAAGATCAAAAGAATAAATGTAGAACAGGTGTCATATACAAAGATAAAGAAAAAGTTTGGTATTTAACTAGGGATTATTATATGTGGTTAAATTTCTTACCAATTTTTGATAAGGAAGAAAAGCATTACGGTTTTGCTAAAGTAAGGGATGCTCAATATCATATGGCATTGTATGAAGTAATATCTGAATTAAATAATCAGCATGTTGCTATATTAAAAAAACGTCAGATAGCTTCTTCTTATTTTCATATGGGTAAAATTATAAATCAATATTGGTTTGAAGAAGGATCTATATGTAAAATTGGTGCTTCATTAAAAGATTATATTAATGATAAAGGATCATGGAAGTTTTTAGAAGAATATAAAACATTTCTTAATGAACATACTGCATGGTATAGACCTAGTAATCCTGAGAAAGTATTATTATGGCAACAACAAATTGAAGTTAAAATAAACAA